ATGGCGCTGATGCGGAATATGTGGCGGCTAAGATAACACAAGAAGACGACGACATCGCGGACGACTCGGACGATATCGCCCAAGCTGCTGCTCTTGCCGCCCTTGAAAGGAAGGCTAAAGTCCAAGCTTTGTTGTCCAAGAATAAAAAAGCCTAAGTTGTTCCCCGGAGGCCCTCAGTGACCCTAGTTCGCATGCTTTCCCCCCAATGGCTTATGGACAAAGAGCCGACGCGACGACGGGTTATTGAGGGCCTATTTTCTACCGACGAAATCCTGGCAATGAATGCCGAAGGCATGAACGCCTACTACCTCCCCAACGGCCCTAAAGAGTACGTCCCCGGTACCACTGTAGACGGCAGCCTTGTCGACAATTTCCAATGGGTGTTCGTCGACTGTGACCTAAAAGACGGCAAGTACGCCTCCAAAGACGCTTTTATCGAAGCCCTGACCAATGTCCCAGAGCCCTCCCTAATCGTCGATAGCGGCCATGGTGTCCACGCTTATTGGAAGGTGTCGGACCTAGACGCTATGGCCTACCTGCGCCTCTCCAGACGCCTTATACGCGCTTTAAACACCGACGAGGCAGTCGGCCAGATATTCCAGCTTATGCGACTCCCTGAGACGCTTAACACCAAGCAGGAGCACAACTTCGTCCTTTGCGAAACCCTTCACACTTCTGACACGGTCTATACCTGCGAGCAGCTAGATAAGGCTCTTCCGCCCATTGCCCATAACGACGAAGCCTATTGCCAGCAGCATTACGATAAAACCTATAACGTCGATCGAAAAAACCTCAATATTGACGACACTCTACCGCCTAAATTTGGTGCCCTTTTAGCGTCCAATCACGAAGTCAAAGATATATGGGCTGGTGGGGCATCGGACAGGAGTAAAAATGATTACCGTCTTGGTCACATTATGCTTGCTCATGGCTTTACAAGGGATGAAGCCGCCTCCGTGCTGGTAAACAGCGCCAAGGCCCTAGGTCGGCTTCCTGTACACCGTGCGTCCTATGCTGAGAACATCATAGACAAAATCTGGACCTTCGAATCCGCTACGCCAGAAGTAAAAGCCCAGACCTCCCCCACGGTGAGAGACATTCTGTCCAAGGGCGAAGAGACCGTCAAAGGTACCCGCTTCCCCTGTAACAAGCTCATTGACGACACCGTGCATGGCTTTCGCTTAGGCCAAGTTATCGGTATTATAGGCGGCAGCGGAGTGGGCAAGACCACTCTGACGCTTAACGCCTTCCTATGGTTTGCAGAGAACAACCCAGAATACCACCATTTCTTCTTCTCCCTTGAACAGCCTATTGGCGAGATTGCGTCCCGTATCCGCACCATCTGCGGCATTAATGATTCGCTCTATGACAAAATACACATAGTCTCTAACTATGCGGAATCAGGCGAATATCGTCACATGTCTATCGACATGGTCCAAGAGCACATAACGACGTGGCAGAAAGAGACAGGGCTTAAAGCTGGTGCCATCGTCATCGACCACATTGGCGTTCTTGAGAAGTCCACCAAGAATGGAGAGGCGGACGGGCTTATCTCTATCTGCCGTAAGATGAAGGCAGTAGCGCAGGCCACCAACACTATGCTCATCATGCTCTCTCAAGCTCCCAGGGAGAAAGCGGGCATTGGAGACCTGGAGTTAGACAAATCTGCCGCATACGGCACGGTGTTTTTTGAGTCTTTCGTCGACTACTGTATTTGTCTTTGGCAGCCTCTCAAACGCACCTACACTCAAGGCGCACCCACGGTAATGGCGGTGAAGTTCGCCAAGATACGGCATAAACTACAGAACAAAGACCGCATCAAAGAAGATACGTGTTACCAGTTTTTCTTTGATCCAGAGACCGAGCGGGTGCGAGAATTAACTCAAGACGAAGAGAAAGCCTCGGAGTACTGGGTTAAAACCGCAACTAACTTGCGGAAACTAGACAAAAAGACAGATATCGTTCGTTACGAGTCGCGCAGGGTGGAGGAGCCTAGTGCCAAAACTGACAGTAATACACAAGCCGTCAGACATTGATGCCCTCCGTCAGCGTCTTGAAACCGCTGACCTAGTGGCATTCGACACAGAGACGACGGGTGTCCATAAGGGCGCTGAAATCATTGGATTTTCCCTGTGTTTCGACGAAACCGAGGCTTTTTACGTCGTCCTGTCGTATTGGGACAAAGATGCATCACAACTCAAGTATTGGGACAATAAAGTCTCCGCTACGGCCCTAATCCAAGCCCTCGCCGCTAAGCGCCTAATCATGCACAACGCGATATTTGACTGCACCATGGTCGAAAACTTCTTCAAAGTAAGTCTTATCAACAGCTTACACACCGACACCATGGTGCTAGCTCACTTGCTCGACGAAAATCGTCGTATTGGCCTTAAAGAACTGGCCACCAACCTCTTTGGTGATTCTGCGGCCGACGAAGCCAAGGCGATGAAGGAAAGTATCGTCGCCAACGGTGGAAGCGCCTCCAAGGCCAATTATGAGCTTTATAAGGCTGATTGGCAGCTAATCGCCAAGTACGGTGCTCAGGATGCCCTATTGACCTATAAGATGTTCCTAGCCCTAGTACCGGAGTTATACGACCAGGGCCTAGACCAGTTCTTTTACGAAGACGAATCAATGCCATTGCTCAAGGGAGCTACCTATGACCTCAATACCGTTGGACTCAGAGTCGACACAACCGCCCTCACAACCCTCAAAAAGACGCTTGAAGCTGAGTGCGCGGAGGCTCATTCGTTTATATATGCTGAAATCAAAGCGCGCATATCTGACAAATATCCTGGCACTAACAAAAAGAACACTTTCAATATCGGCTCGAATGTGCAACTTTCTTGGCTTGTATTTTCTGTTTACGGGCTGGAGTTTAATGGACTTACAAAGGAAGGTAAGTCGGTTGCCAAAGCTCTCGGTCTTAGAATTCCCTACACGCGTGGAGCTAAGTCCGAATTTATTAGAGCGGTCGAGCAGAATGCTGGACAATATTACGTCCAACCTGCCAACGGTAAAGGTGGCAAAAAGTACAAAGAGCCGTGGGCGTACATCGCGGTTGACAAAGAAGCGCTCAAAAAGCACGCGCCCAAGTACAAATGGATCGAAAAGTTCCTCGAATACCAAAAAAAGCAAAAAATCCTCCACACCTACGTTGAAGGTATCGAAGAACGACTTAATTATGGAGCTATCCAACCGCAGTTTCTACAAACCGGAACCACAAGTGGACGGTACAGTAGTCGCAATCCCAATTTCCAAAACCTCCCGAGGGACGACAAAAGGGTCAAAGCGTGCATCGTCTCCCGCCCAGGTAAAGTCTTCGTCGGGGCTGACTACTCTCAGCTCGAGCCTCGTGTCTTTGCGTACTTCTCGCAGGACGAAAGGCTCAAAGCAGCTTTCAAAGGCGAAGACGACTTCTACTCGGTAATCGGCATGGAGGTCTATGGAAAGACCGACTGCACCCCGCAGAAAGAGGGCAGCCCTGACGCCTTTGGGGTTAAGTACAAGAAACTCAGGGACTTGTCCAAGGTTATCGCCCTAGCCTCCACCTATGGTGCCTCGGCTTGGCAGCTTATGAAAACCACCGGTAAGTCCGAGGCCGACACGCAGGAAGACATTAACGCCTATTTCGAGCGCTTCCCAGGCGTCGCCAAGATGATGACCGACAGCCACAACATGGCCAAAAAGGATGGCTTTGTCACCAACTTATTCGGACGTAAGCGCAGAATGCCCGACGCAATGCGCATACAGAAGATGTACGGCACTACAGAGCACCATGAACTGCCCTATGAAGCCCGCAAGATGCTGAACCTAGCCGTCAACCACCGCATCCAGTCCACAGGTGCATCTATTATCAACAGGGCGGTAATACAATTTTGCAATAATATCAAAGAGTTAGGCATTGACGCCAAGGTCGTTGTGCAGGTCCATGATTCTTTGGTGGTAGAGTGCCCAGAAGCCGATGCTGAGGCCGTCTCACTATTGCTCCAGGACGCCATGGAGAACACCGTCAAACTTGAGTCTATTGACCTTGAGGCGGTCCCCAAGGTCGGAAAAACCTTAGCAGACGTTTAAAACCGCTTGACACCTGTCCAAATTGTGCTATTGTAGTATTCAGAGGTATCAGAATGAAACAAAAATTGACATTCCTTAAGGCAAAGATGCTTTCCTACTTCCCTACCCGACTTCCGCTCGGCAAGTCGGAGTTTAACGATTGGGCGACCAAAATCATCTCCCTTTCTGGCTCTATTGCGGACGAAGACTCAATGCGCTATGTACTTGCATCCAAGATTCTGGAGCTTAAGCCTAATGCCTCCCGCGTCCCACTTAATGAGTTTGTGAAGCTCATGCATAAAGCGGCCGCTAATCAAGTCGCATCCTCTGTGTTCCAAGAAATCCGGGCGAAGCAACAAGAAGCCCAAAAACAAGCAGCAGCGACAGCCACAACCCCAGAATCAACCAATGAGCAAAAAGTCTGACTTCAAGCAACTCCAGCGATTTTGGTATGAAAAACTAAAGCGCGATGGTTTCGAGGATATCGAAGTCAACGAGGCGACGCTAAAGCGCACTTCCGCTGCTACCTTCGAGAACTCAAACCCTATGCTTTCCGAGATTAAGCGGCAGTATTACAGCATGGCAGAGCAGTTTTTAAATGAGAATGAGTTTGAGAACGTTAGAGAACGCATTATTTGGGAATACCATACAAACGCCATAAGTATGCGAAAAATTGTGTTTTTACTCAACCAAACCAACCCCGTAGCCCAAATCAGCCGCACTTACGTTTGGAAGGTAATCAACAGGCTTGAGCGCGCAATGAGACTTAAGTATGTCTACCCAGAGGTCCCCGGTGTCCAATAGCAGTATTGACGCCCTATACACTGTACGCAGCTTCCTGCCAGAAACGGACATGGCCTTTATTAAGGCGACTTGGCTTCGCGGGCTGTACTACGGAGACAGCTGGTATTCCAAAATACCCAAAGCCCTGCCCTTGACAAATTGCTCACAGGCGGTACAGTAGAAGTGGTAATCGCCTGTCAAAAAGAAGATCCAGACGTCATCTTGGGGTACTCCGTGCTTAGCAAAGACGCTCAAATCGCCCACTTTGTATACGTCAAAAGTGTCTGGCGACAGAAAGGCATTGCTCGCCGCATTATGCCATCGCACCCAGCCTCGGTATCACATCTAACCAAACTTGGCCTGCAACTATTACCTAAGCTTCCCGGAACCATTTTCAACCCATTTAAACTATCATAGGAGATATCATGTCTGCTAAATCGACTTTCAAAGGAAAAAAAGTGAGCCTCAAGCCAGCTGATCCGCGCCCCCTCGAAGCCATTCAACAAGAATACCAA